TTCGCTCCTTTCAAGGATGTTCGTCACTGCCGATGCTGGCACATTAAACACCGTGGGCAGCGTAGCAATCGCCGCTGTGACAAGCGCGTTCGTCGAATCCAACGAAGTTGCAGCATCCCAGAGCATCTTCTCCTTCTTCGGCAGGGCATCCAGCCACCCCGTGAACGCATCGAACAGGCCAGCCTGGTTAATCGCAGTAAGGAGTTTGTACTTGCTGATCGTATAATTGCGGGGTGGGATAACCTCATAGGTGTAGACCCTCTCTACGATATTATCACGCACAACCCATTGACTTGTCGCCACGCGCATTCCTGCGGGTGTCTGGCAGTTGTCCATCATGGTCCAGTATCCGCAGGACCGCTGCAAAGCCTCATCAGCGCTTGGCAATCCGAACACTACCTGCTGTGTCGCCTGGATCCGCCCCGTCGACGGAAGCTTATCAATCGTGAACAGCACATTCGTTCCACTCACAAAAGCCCAATCAGCCAAGCAAGGTAACGCCAACACACACGCCAAAATAACGATCTTCTTCATGTTATTCAACCTCCGATGTGATTACAGGATTCAGGTAAAGAGTCGTCCCATACTGCCACACGATGAAATGATTCACCCGGTTCGTCTGCCAGCTCCCACCGCCGACCACATACGATCCAACCGGCACCGTCAGAGAAGAAAACCCCTGCGCCGTGAAGTAAACCGGATACGGAACCCTGAGTCCGCTGAACGCCACGCTCACCGCACCCGTCCCCGAGATAGCAATGGGCGCCTCAAACTGATTTGTCAGCGTCACACTCCCAGTCAACCCGCTATACGTCAGCCACCCCTCGACGTTCCGAGCGATATTGGTCACGCTCGATGCGTTTACAGAGGCGAGATAGTGTGCGTCGTTTGTGTCCACCTTGCCAGCGAATAGGGCGGTGTGGGCTACTGGGTCGTTCGTGTGGGCTACGCCGAGCTTGCCGTCGAGAGTGGTTTGTAAGTTTGTCTTCCCGATCCAAAAACCATATAGGCCTCCTACAGGATTGATGTTATATGTTCCGTTTCCGTGAGATCCATATACCTGTTCTGCATAACCGTCTGAACCCTGCCATGTGAAGGATGTTGCGTTCGACGAGACCGAATTGTACCCAGATGAGTGACTACCATAGCCGCTCGCTGTTGTTGTGTACCCTTCTGCGTGACTTGAGTTGCCACTTGCCAATGTTGAGTTACCCTCTGCATGAGCACCACCGCCGCTTGCAGCTGTCCCTACACCCTCTGCGTGACTGTAGCTTGCGCTTGCGGATGTTAAATTTCCCTCTGCGTGACTATAAGTCCCGCTCGCTGTAGTTGCGTTTCCACTTTTTACGCTACTACCCAAAACAGACAGATACCCTCCGTATGTATTTGTTCTTGTGTTTTCCGAATCTATAGTAACAGAGCGTCCTACTATTGTTGCACCCCTGTTTGCGACGGATTGCATAGTATCACCTTCTGCCTGCAATGCACTTGCGATTAGATTGCTCTGCGATCCTGTAACCGTTCCAGCCGTCCCAGCGGTTGCGACATAGACCTGCTGCGTCTGCACCTGCAACGCCGTCCCCGCCTTGATCACCGTATCGATATACTGCTGATCATTAGAATAAACCACCCCCGTCAGCGTCACATTCGTCACCACAAGATCCCCGGGCCGCTGCGTACCGCGCTCCACCTTGCTCACCGTCAACTGCCCATACGCGCACCCCGCCAGCATCAAAGAAATCAGAAAGTATCTCATTTTAATCACTCCTTTGTGACCACTGTGTGGTCACAATAACTAACTCTTCAACGCCGCAACAACTTCTTCCAGCGCCTCTGCCCGCTCCGCCTCCGTGCTCGTCACAGCATCGATAACCGGCACCGCATTCAGCGCATCCTTCTGCGCAGCCGTCAATCCGAAGCCCGTATAAGGCTTTCCCTGCACCGGGTTAGCCACTCCTCCGCCGGCATACAGATCCTCAAAATCTCTTCCGTTACTCATATCAAAAGTACCTCAGCTTTTAACCTCGTCATTGTGACCACTGTGTGGTCACAATAACCGCTTTACCCTTGCACCCCCTCAACCCCGCTCCGTCCGATCTCCTTGTTCTTCCCGAACTGCGTAGCCTGCTGCTCCATCGCCTCAAGCCACTTATCCAGCATCATCGCCTTGTCGGGCGCCATGTCCGAAAATACCGCCGGGTTCTGGTTGCGCATCTGCTCATACATCCCGAGGCGCGCCTGATAGTTCCAGAGCCCTGCCGTATTCATCGTCGGCATGACACCGCTACGGATCAGCGCATAGTTCTTCGCCTCATCCTGAAGCTCATCCTGCATCGCAACAGCCTCCTTCTTCACAAGCTGTCTTCCGATGCCGGGGAACATGTTCATCGCAAGTTCCTTCGCGATAGGTGTCGTATCGATCACCCCTGCCTTGTCAATCGACGGAAGAAGCTGGCTGATCACCTGCCCCTTCTCGGCAAGCTTTGACGGGTCCAGATTGCTCGGGTCCATCGTCACCTGCACGAGGAACTGCCCCTCGATATCCGCAAGCTTCATACGTGCCGGTGCCCCTGCATCATCCGTCACCCGTGCCAGATACCCGTCACTTCCGCTCTCCTGGCACACTTCGATCATCCTGCGGATCACTTCGCTCACGCTCTCAAGGAAAAGCGTCACCTCCGCCTGCTCCGTCACTGCCACCTTCGTAGCGTCAGCATCCTTGTATCGCACTCCGAAGTAGTCCTTCACCTTGCGTTCCAGCGTGTCATACACAAGCTTCGTGCTGGAAGGGATAACCGGAGGCTGCATGAATGCGTAATCATCATTCACACCCATGTTGATATTCTTCAGTGGCGAGATCAGCTGATTGCGAAGGCTATGCCCCTTCGACTTCACCGGGGGAAGGTTTCCGATCATCGCATTGTTGGCAGCACCGTCCATCATGCACTTCGCAAGCCCCTCATCGGCGGAGACGATCTCCGTGATCCCCCTCGAATCCAGCACCAGCATCCCGTCAAACTCACGCCGGAAGAGTACCGCCGGCCATTTGCCATTGGCTCCCTCGACAAGCTCCCATCCGAAAGCCGTCACCTGGTCAGACTGTCCGAACACACAGCAATACTTCCCTTTTCTGCCCTTCGAATCAAGCCCCACCACATACGCATAGACCACCTGACGGTAAAACGTCTCCGCGACATCAGTCGCATGGATCCCGTTATCCATCACATCCTGTCCGCCCTGCTTCTTCAGAGCATCCTTGAACTCCTGATCCCAGTCCTGCTGCGCATCAATCTCCTCCAGCGTCATCCAGCGCGAAGAGAACCACATCCCGAAATCCTTAAAATCACGGCAGTCGCTGGCGATGACAAAATCCTGACCGTACCGTTGCGGTATCAGCCTGATCCCCTCGTCAGCCACCATCTCCGCCACGACTTCCGCCTGTCCGTCCTTCAAAATCTTCTTCAGCTTCCGGCGCGCCTCCTGCTCATCCGCTCCGGTCATCTCAATAAGCAATGCCTGCGCCTCCCCACGCGCAGAATCCGTCTCCTCGTTATCCTCGCCAAGCTGCAACAGGGCGATCTTCCCGGAAACCATCTGCTCAGCCTCCATGCTCATCATCTCGTTACCCTGCACGCGTGACATCTCACGCGTCATCCATGTCTGCGCAATATCATCAAACGAAACGGTACGCTTCCCGAGCCATGTCTCCTTGCGCCACTCAACCCGCATCATCGCAACCGCCGGGGAGTCCGAAAGATACCACAGGATAAGCTGCATCCAAGCGCCCACCCAGGAGGACTCCATGTTATCCCTCATCCAGCGCCACACCGTAGCCAGGTTATCCCGCATCTGCATCGCCCGGTCACCGGTACCCGTAAAATTCACATTTGCCAGCGAAAGCGCTCCGATCAGGATGTTTGCCTTCGCCCGGATAATATCATCCGCCATCCGCATTCTCGCATCGCTAGCCCCGTTGAAGACACCCTTCGGGTCCGTCTTCTGTATCTCATCCCAATGCCGTCCATCGTCACTCTGCCCGTCCCACACATTACGTCTCGACCTGTCCAGCGTCGCGCGGTTTGCGAAATAACGCGAAGAGCCCGTGTTCCAGTCAGAGCACCTGCGTTTCAGCTCTCCGATCTGCTCACTCGTCACCGCACCCTCGCCATTGATTCTGAAAACGTAATTCATGATACCCCCGTGTTACTGCCGCCTTGCATTCTTGCAAGGCTTTCCCTCGCGCCTGTGCCTGCCCGATAAAAGCCTGCCGTGCGCTCATAACTCGCACGGCAGGCCCAGCTCCCCACATCTACAGCTTGCGGAAATAAGCTTTCAGCTTGCCGGTCTTCATACTGGCCAGCGGACTACCGCCGGAAGGCGCAAGCACACTCGTCACAGTAATGTCAGCTCCAGATGCAGCCGTGGCATAATTGCTGGCAGTGAAAGTAACAGCGGTTGCCGTGTTCGTTGCTGCGATCGTTACCGATCCGCTCACCCATGTACCAGGCATCCACACGCTTGTGGTTGTAGTCTGGTCCACGCTCACCTTCGCCGCATTGATCAGCGTCGTCGAACCAAGCGAAAGCGTCCACGACACATCATTGGTCGTAGCCGTTCCAAGCTGGTCATCAAACACCGACTCCAGGCGTGCACCCACCCACATCAATCCCGCAGGACCCGACACCGTAAAGGTGTTTGTCTGCGCGATATCCGCCGTGGTGGGTGTCAAGTCTGCCGCAGTGATCTCCATCACATAGTTCGCCCCCGTCATCGCAGCTTCAATAGCCGAAACCGGCTGAAGCCTCGGCTCCGCGACAGCGCACAGCGCCATCCCGAAAACCGCCACCATCATAATCATTGTCAATTTCTTCATGTTCTCTGCTCCTCGTTTGGGTCTGCCTCGATCCTTCGAGGGGTTCCCGTTTAAGTTCTGATCCAGTTCCACAGTCTTCGTTCACGAAGACCGGCCCCCCTCTACACAAGGGGGGCCGTCCGGCTAGGCGCTAGGCTTAACCGCAAACATCCAGCTCGGGTTGAGCACTTCCAGACGTCCTGCAGCACGGAAGAATCCGCTCTTGCCATGGTTGTCCGGTGTGTCATCCAGCGCAACGATTTTGTCCAGCCAGCGCATCTGGATCATGCTCATGTCAAGGAACAAACCGCCCTTGTCAGTCGCAACGGTGTCAGCCAGCGTTTCATTCGTGGCATCTGCGAACAGATTGCTCTGCGTCATTGCCATGATTTCAGCGCCGTCATAACGAAACACATCGCAGATGGTTTCCAGCTCACGCTGTTTCTGCGAAGCCAACTGGCGTACATTCTCCATCGTCGCCGTCACGTCCACCTTCTCGGTGAATGCGCTCATCGCCTGCTTCAGGTCGATTCCGACAAAGCCCGTCAGGTTCACAGCACCGCGACGGCGCTTGTAAGCCGCAAGGCACAGAGACTTCAGCGCAGCTTCATTGAAAGCGGCAAGCGTCCCCGTGTACCACTGATTGGCGGCAGGACGAAGCTCCGCAGGAACTTCGCTCACGCCATCCACCGCATGAGCGGCAGTAGCCAGCCAGGAGGCGATACCGCGTGTAAGGGCCGCATTGGCACCTTCCTTACGGCATTCCTGCGCCGACAGAAGCACGCGCTCAATCGAGAGTGCGAGGTTCGAAGAATCATCAGCCTTTGCAGCCGAGACCGTCTGCCCCTTCGACTCATAGATCGCCTTCAGCCTGTCAGCAACCCAGTTGACGCTCCAGCCCTGAGACTCAAAGATCTCCATCACGCCATCCAGCTGATGCGGAACAGCAGGCTTCGCCCGATCATTGTTATCCGGACGCGCCTTCGCAGCCGGGTTCTTGTAAGAAGGACCCTTCTGCACCGCCCAGCTACCGACCAATTCCTTCAAGGAAGTGGACCCGTTCACGAGTGCCAGAAACTTAGCATCCCGTTTGACGCCTTCGATGATCGCGTCATGCACATCCAGCTCACGCATCCCCGTGGGCTTATCACTCAAATACAACTCTGCCATAAAACTTTCCCCATTCTCCTCACGCCTCACGGGGTTATCCCGCTACTTGCGCTTGGCTTTGACCTCTTCCTGCTCCTCGAAAAATCCGACAAGCGAAAAAGGCTTACTGCGCGCTTTACCCGGTTCGCGCTCACCGTCCTGCCCGCCTCTCACCCGAGAGACCGGCTCATCATTAGGGTCTGCCTCGCCCTGGCGAGGGGTCTCCTTTGCCTTCTTCTGCGGTTCGTCCTTCGGCTTCGGTTGTTCCTTGGATCCCGGCTTCCAATTCGCCCGTTTCGCCTGCTGGCCCAGCCGGAAGATTTCAAGCATATCCTTCCGAGCCTGCGCCTCGACACCGCCGTACATGGAGCTCAGCCGCTTCTCCGTGGCGCGCCACTCCTTGAGTTTCGCCCTCACGTCAGCCTTGCTGTAAGACTTCCCATCGATATCGACCTCATCCCCGGTCGCATCTTCCAGTGTCTCCTGCAATCTTTCGACTGCACTTTGCGCGAAACGAAGTTGCTCCATACCCTTCGCCGCACCCTTCGGCAACGCATCCGCGAGGACTCCGAGATTACGGGCCACATCGAGGACTACTTCAGAATCCTCCGCATCAACGCGCTCCCGGAGACTTTTGAGTTCCCCTTCCGCACGTTCCGCCCGCTCCTCCGCCGATTTACGTTTACCGTCTAACTTCTGAATCCGCTTGTTCACCTGCTCCTGAACATGTGGTGGAAGTTTCTCTTTCTTGGCATCATCATGCTCGCCTTCTTCTTCAACGTCAGTTTCGGGTTTCCCCTCTTCTTGCGTTTCGGTTTCCAGTCCAGCATCTTCGCCCCCGTCACCCATCAGGGTTCCGTCCTTATCGTGACCTTCCGCGCCGTCACTCGCGCCATCCATCAATCCTTCCATGGTATTACTCCATTCGTTTTACCGGCTGCATTATTGCCTCCGTGCGCCCATTATACACACAACCCCTTTGCGTCAACCCCCAGGCAAAAAGAAAGGGCGTACTGTACGCCCCTCCTTTGTCGATTAATATTGCGCCTGGGAGTGCCGCGCCCTGGCGCGGGGTTGTATGGGCAGGCCGTTGTGCCTGCCCGTCTTATCCAGTCCCAAAGTCAGCGTTCACGCTGACTGCATGTAACCGCGCTACGTCGCGGTTACATGCACCTTGCGGTCAAACATCTTAAACCGCTTCCCCTTCGCCTTCAGCGCGATTCCGTACACGCGCTTCTTGATCTCCTCCACCGCATTCACATTCGCCATCGCCTTCCTGATCACATTCAGCGGGTTGCCGTAAGGGTTATCCCTGCCATGAAACCACACCACGCATCTTCCCCCGTCACCCTTCACCCCGACTCGTGGCACCAGATCAAAAACACGCCCTGGGACTGCCTCGCCCTGGCGAGGGGTTTCGATTCGCGCATTCGCGCATTCACGCATTCCCCAATTAACGCAATCCTCCGCCCGTGCGCTCGGCACCATCTGAGGCATCTTATCCGCAGTGTCCTCCCGTCTGGCAAGCTCCTCATACTCCTGCTTCTCAAGCCCCAGCGCCAACCATGGCAGGGGCTCCCTGCCATCCCGAGGCAGCATGTACCCAACGCAACTCCTCACGATCCGCAGGTTATCCTGGAAGTCCGCCACCACCGGCGTATACCCCGTGATCGGCGTAAAGGTGCAGATAATGCGCCCGCTCCGTGAAGCCGTGCGCATCCGCAGCGCCTCCAGCCACTCGTGAGGCACCTCCTCATCCGCCCAGCCAAGGTCATACTCCATGCCTTCCAGCGCCGCCTGCAAGTCCTGCCTGTACGTCGCAAACTTCACACGGCTCCCATGAATCACAAACGAAGATCCCGTGAAACCGTTCTTCTCCGTGTAATTCAGGTAATCCGTATCGCTCTTGATACACCGCCTCTTCCCCTCCGGCAGGTAATGCCACACGCGCTTCTGCTCAACTTCAACCGAGGCATCCAGTTGCGCCGCACCGATCCACAGCAGTTTATTGCGCGACTCCGCAAGCTCATTCACCACCTTCGCAGCGAAGTCAGTCTTCCCCGCCCGGTTAGCCCCGTTGATCAGAAGCTCCGTGCAGAAGCGTCTCATGTTGAAGTTACTCAGGAGCTGGTCCCGCCACTGCACCCAGCAGCGCGCCTCATCAAGCCCCGTCCGCTCCGCAAGCCTGATACTCACCACCTTGGGGATTGTATCCAGCCCCATCAGCGCACGGCACACAAGCCAGATATCCGGCTCATATCCGTAGCGAAGAGGGTCCCGCCTCTGCATCTCCATCACCTGCTGCCTCGCCGCCAGCCGTCTCGTCACCTCCTGCACCCCCAGCCCCGCATCCGGCGCCACCATCACCGCATCATTCTCTAACATAACAATTCTCCTTTCATAAACTCACTTAACCTCGCGCCTGTTCCCTCGTGCTACAGCACGATCTCCATTCTCGCATTCTCGAATTCGCGCATTCGCGCATTTCTTACCTATTTCCCTCTTCCGCTCTTCAAGTCTCCGATCCATGAAGGCCTGCGCCTGCTTGTAATCCATCGAAACACCCTCCGCCGCCTGCACGAAGATCACCGCGTCAAGCGTATCCTTGCGCCAATGGTAATCCCATTCGAGCATGGAGCCATCCACCGCGACCGCCTCCGCCACCGCGCGCCTGACGACCTGAGGCGAGATGCCCTTGCACCCAACATACACGCTCACGCTATTCTCACGCGAAAGCTTGCCGGCCTCCATCATTTCCCCCTCCACCTTCCGCTTCAGGTGCCTCAGCGTCATCATGTCCGCCCACTTCGCAAACGTCATCCCGGCACCCTTCGCCGCTCTCATCCCAGCCGCATACTCTCCTTTTGTCATTCTCACTTTCATTTCTTTCTCCAATCACTTTAGAACTTTAGAACTTTAGAACTTTAGAACTTCTTCCCTACCATCTCCTCAACCCTCCGCAAATCCTGCGGCTGTCCACGCCATGCGTACCATTGCGCATCGCCTCAACACGATCCGCAAACGTATCCCTGACATTTCCGCTGAGGGTCGGCCTCGCCCTGGCGAGGGGTTCAACATTCGCGCATTCGCGCATTCCAGAATTCGCGCATTCCTCACCGCCGATCCGATACCACCCCATGAACCAGTTCCTGTTGTCCGCAGGGTCCAGCACCATGATATTCCCCTTCCAGCTTCCATCCAGCACCCCGCTCTGCGCCGCATACCGGCAGCAGTCAAGCGGTTCCTTGCAAGCCGCCTTCAATCCGTCCACCCCCAAATAATTCTCAAACGCCCAGATATGGTTTATGCAGCCCGGGTCAATCGTGAAGGCCGGCTTCTTCAGCACATTCCCGTCACGGTCCCTAACAAACTGCATCATCTCATTGATCCGCTCCTCCCCCGAGGCGATATTCGCACCGCTCGCAGGGTACCACGTCATCCCCATCTCATTCAGCAGGTCAAACAGAGTCTTATCAGCAGACATCCCGATCTTCATCCCCATGCACGCCCTGCCGTCCACGAGGCGCATCCGGATCCCGTCCACGCTCCCGTGCTCCTCGTGCCAGGTATCGAGAATCGCATCATGCGGTATGACGAATCCGCCGTCCTCGAAGCCGTCCATGCCTGCATCAACCCAAGCCTGATAATCCGTCCACCCCTCCAGCCGTGCGATTTCAAACTTGTACCGCCGCAGCGAGAAGCCGAACTTATCCTGCGCCCCTGACGGCTCCCCGTCATTCACGCCACCCTTCCGGGCGCTCTTCCTCGCCCATCCGTCCGGCACCCCGATCCCCGGTATCTCATAATCCCCCGGCCACTCTCTGTAAACGTGCATCATGATTGACCTCCGATCTGCTTTCTGACGTGTACACGGTCAATTCCCTGCATCATTTGAACCATCTTTGCTAATTCGTTAATTTCTTCTTCTGTGTATTTCTTTTCAATAGGTTCATTATCTTGAGAAAAAAGATTATTCTGATTTATATACGCTCTAAACAGAATTTCTTGTTCACGTTTAAAAGCTATCTTGTGTGCATCAAAAAGAAGCTCAACTTCAATTCTTTGGCTAGGAGTCACTTCTGAAATTACTGTGTTCTTTATTTTGTTCACCGTATAAATTTTTGCCTCTGAGCCGAGTACATAACAAAATATTTGAATTAGCAATCTGCGTTGCCATCTACCAGAGTACTTAACAAACATTTTATGTTTCTGTTCCGAACTCAAATCACTCTCCGTAACACCATACTTGATCATCGCCCGTTCCAGCATGATTCGCGCATTAACCTTTTCGCCTCCTACACCGCGCGAAGCCAACTCCTGCAACTTCTTAATTCTCTCCATAATTTCTTCACTCATACTATTCTCTCTTTCTCTGTGTCTCTGTGGTTAATCCCTTTACTTCAAATTCTCTTCCAACTGTGCAGGCTTCTTATCGGGCTCATCATCCTTCTTAAACGCAACCCATGCCAGCACACCGATCATCGCCACTACGCATCCCATCATAATTATCTGACATATCATAATTCTCTCTCTTTCTCCGTGTTCTCTGTGGTTAAAACTTTAGAACTTTAGCACTCTCGAACTTTAGAACTTCTCCCCCTACTCCGCCCCATCCTCGTAATCCGTCACCAGTCCTCCAGCCTTCTTAAACCGCTCATCCTCAGCGAAGCATCTCCAGTCCGGGTGAACCCTCCCGAACTTATCCGCCTCATGGCGGTCCTTCGTCTTGCCTGAATTGGCATCCGTCACCAGAACCGTCTCCGCGCGGTAATCCCCCTGACGGAACCTGAAGTAATTCGGGTACATGACAAGAGGGATATCCCCTGTCTCCCCGTCCTGGTTCTTCTCCAGCGAGGCGAACACCGGGCGAAGCCGCTTCGCCATGTAGATATTCGTATCCCTGCTATCCGAATACGCCGCAAGCTTCACAGGCGGGCAGTCCTTCCACAGCTCCGACACTTTCAGATCACGCCACAGCATCAGCACCGTCTTCGCATCCTGCTCCAGGGATCCGCCCCCGCGAAGGTCTGACATCATCGGCTTGCGCTGATCCTTCTCCGAGTCGCGTGAAAGCTGGCTCAGGCAGACAATCGGAATGGAGAGGTCATTCGCAAGCTCCTTGATACTGCCAGACAGGATCTCGATCCGGTCATTCCCCCCCATCTTCATAGACCCCTTGAACTTCATCAGCTGGATGAAGTCGATCACCACGAAGCTCCACCCTTTCTTGCGAACCCCGACCGTCACCCAGCTCCGGAACTGGTCAAGGTCCTTGATGGAGTCCAGCTCAAGGTTCCACGTCCGGCACTTCTCCAGGCCCTTCATCCAGCTATCCAGCTGCTCGCGCCTCAGATCACCCTTCAGCGCCTTCGGCAGGCTTACGCTTGAAATTTCAGCCACATTACGCGCAAGAAACATTTCAGGCGTCATGTCCATCGAGTTAACCCCTCCCGCCTGGTGGAGCCCGTCGCACCAGAAGCGGATGAAGTTATTGATCAGCGTCGTCTTACCCGTGCTCGGGCGCCCGCTCACGATGTGAAGCCCCGGCATCATCGAGCCATACTTGTTATTCATGTGCTGCCATGGCATCTCCAGACCAGGGCAATACCGCACCTTCCCTCCGCCCTCCGTCATGACCACGCGGTAAGCCTCCTGCACCCGCGCCGCGATATTCGCCGTGATGATCTCCCGGGAGTACCTGCGTCCGCCCCGAGTCGCCTCGTCAAGAAGGTCCTGCATCTTCCCCATCATCTGCTGGATGGCATCATTAGCCCCATGCCCCACGTTAGCCGAAAACTCACGGCCCAAACTTCTGGCCATATCCTGCACCCGGTGCTCCCGCACCAGATCCGCGTAGTATTCCGCGTGTCCTGCTATCGTGCAACCCTCGTAACACTTCTCAATCAGCGCAACATCAGGCTCACTCACCTTCATCTCGCCTGGGACTGCCGCGCCCTGGCGCGGGGTTACTCCGTTCTCCTGCCTGTCCCACAGCTTACGCCACTGCTCCAGCGCCGTAATGAGGTCAATCGGCTTCCCCCCGTCATGCAGCGACTTCAGCGCCATGAAGATAGATCGCGTCCCGTTATGCCGGAACCACGACGCATTTCCCCCCTTATTCATGACCATCGGCATCCACACCTGAGCATCCTGCAGGATGCACCCGATCAGCCCCATCTCATTCTCCACATTCAACTTACTCTTCTCACTCATTGCCCACCTTCTTTCTCTTCCTCGATCTTATGGCCTCTGCACCCGTGCTTGTAGCAGAAGCGGTCGCAACGCTTTCCCATCGGCATCACGTCTGCACCGAGGATCTGCATGAATTTGAAGTAGTCGCGCACCTGTTCACCTGTCTGGCGACAACCGTGTTCGTCCGTAAACGCCTTCGCCAGCTTGTTCCAGTCCTTAATGGACGTGTTGCGCTGGAGCGGTCCGCTTATGCTCATGCACATTTCCCATTGAACGCGCCCCGTCGGCATTGGCGGATCAAGCTCGCACGTAGCGCAGTTGTACTTGTTGCCAGTGAATGGGCAGATACCTGTCTTGATTATGTCTATGTCGCTCATTGCGCACCTTCTTTCTTATAAATCCGATTTCGATTTTCAAGTGTCTTTGCCCTTTTCACAAGCATCCTTATTTCATTCTCAACGTCTTGAGTCAACACACTCAATTCCTCTCCAGCGTCAAACCATCGTGGATCTTCTTCCGGTAGCATCCCTACCATTTCCCTTGCCTGCCATAACGTATGGGAAAGATACGCCATCCAATCACTTACGCTTTCAAGTTTCATTTCGCCACCTCGACTTTCTTAAACTCAATCACCCACACCCACGGATTGTCATACCATGAACCCATACCGTTTATTGAGTCCCACAAAGTCTTATAGCTCTCAACAGGATCGTCTATTGCTAGCCAGCCAGCCTTTGGGGTATAGCATTTGAATAATTTGTTTTCATCCTGCTCTATCCCCTCCGCCTTCGCATC